GCTCCGGCGATAGCAAGTCTTTCTGCACTTTTGGCACCTGCGAAACTTTGAGCATATGAGTCTGCGTTTTTAGAGGCCACATCAATTGGTATACTTTGACCATCACACATCCATATCCCTGATGCATCTTCGTTTATATCTTCTAAGTGGTATGCACTATCTTCTGTTGACAAACCATTTGAAATAATTGTTATTGGATCACCATCAGCACCATCACTTGACCAAGGGTTTTCGGTTGTTGATTCAGCAACAGTACTTCCAAATCTAATACTTTGTCCCCATCTTCCTTCATATATAATATCGCCTTCAAATGGAAAAATTCTAGGTATTGTTTTTTCCTCAAACGTTTCACCGTAAGGAACGTCATTATATCCACCTTTAGAATTTCCAGTAAAACCCCTATAATTAGAAGACGGGTCGTTATCTGGTGCATTTATATTATAACTAGATGCTGGTAATGCGTTATGGTTAACATAATTCCAAACATTTACAACAGACATATAATATTTTGAAGATCCTTCTTTGAGTAATTGTGCGGATTTTGATGGTGCGTTTATTAAAAGTACTATTTCACCTAATAATGGATATTGTGATACATTTGAATTAAGCGGAGAATACCATTCTAAATTATCTATTGGTTGGCCAAATTGTCTAACAATAGGTCTTGCCATTACTGAACCTATTACACGTCTCTTATCTGGACTCCATGATGGGTGAGATGGATCCATAATAACATCAACAACCTCAGCTGGCTCAATTACTTGACTTATTATGTTTTGAGCACTTTGGCCTTTTTGGCCTTGTGGGTTTGGGTTGCTCGGTTTACTTCTCGTTACTCTTGGCATTTTCGTCTTCCCATTCTACGTTTGCAGTGTCTTTAACTGTTTCTAATAATTGTTTTTTCTCATCATCTGATAAAGTGAAGTCTCCACCTTCAACACTTGATCTTGAGCTTGCTCTTTGGATTATACTCGCCATTTTTATTAACGCATCGTCATTTTTTATGCCTGCGTCTATATAGTCTTTTATTAATGGTACCAATATTGTTGCATCAGTTATATTTTTAACTAATGGTTGTAATTGGGCAATTAATGAATTTATCTGCTTATCCTTTTTCTTTGAATTTGTGTGTATTTCCTTCAATAGGTCAGAAAAGCGTTTTCCTTCAAATATTTCATCTTCGAACATTTTGTATCTCCTTGTTTACTATAAATATCAGATTCATGGGAAAATAAAAAAGCCCGGAGATATTATCTCCAGGCTTAATTAACTATTTATGTTTTATCTACTATTTCTTGATAAAAAATGATGCTACTATGATTAGTACTACTAATCCTGCGAATCCACCTTGACCAAATCCATTTACTAATGTAGTAAGATTTGCGATTACGTCCATTCCAAATATCGATCCACCAGTTAATACGAACCATAAGATCGTTACTGGAAGAACAGCCATAAGAACTGTTAATAATCCGCCAAAGAATCCTGTAATATATTTAATTACGTTTTCCATTTTGTTTTCTCCTGTTGTTGTTTAAAATTAATAATTTTCCGAGAGCATTTACCCACTATTGGGTGTTAATTAAAATTTAAGACCGAAACCTAACGTAAGGTTAGTTGTCTTTTGTGCGGTATTATAAACCAATTTTGGGTCTATATAAATACCTTTGTGTATTGTGAATAATCTACCTACACCAAGACTTAATGTCTCAGTATCTAATCCACTAGTTGCAACGTATACAAAATATCCTTTTACGAAATATCTCGCATGTAAGTCATACGATACGTCAACCGTTGAATCTGCTTGTGCTACAGATAATCCTACCATAATGTTATCTGTTACGCCGTAACCTACTGTTGGACTAACTGCTAATTCTGTCCATGCTACGTTTGATACGTCACCAGTACCAATGTACCAGTCGCCTTTTGTTTGTGCTTGTGTTGCTAAAATAGTTGCACATGCCAATACTACTGTTAAAATAATTTTTCTCATAAAATTTCCTCTCTTTGTTTTTGCTTGTTTAGAAAATGCTCTCTTCTTTTTAAGCCTTTATTGAATAACCTCGCGCTATTCATATAACCTTTATTTAATAACCTATTGTTATAACCATGTATAAATATAGTTTTTTTATTGAAATGATGCTCCGTTTTCGAAGTTTTTATATAATCTTGCAAAATCTTCCCTTATGACATTGACCACCTTTGTTATATGTTGTGTTTTGGTGTTAGTCATCTCTCTAATCATAATATATAATGCTTTTTTATTAAATATTTCAATGTTTTTTCTGTCTTCGAACAATTTTAAAACTGCATATGCGATACGTTTATCCCGAATCGACTTAAAACTTTCTTCAACTTTAGTGTGATAATATTGGGTAAAGCTAGTCATGAAAATATCTAATCCATCACGTTTGTCAGCTAGTGCTGATTCTGCTCCTAAATCTCGTTGGAAATCTATTACAGTTACTGGAGCCTTGTTTTTTAAATCCCTATAGTTTTTATTATTATTTTGTATCAAATAATTTTTAGTAATTTGGCCGAAATATGAAAAGGCTTTACCTTTACCAGGAGTAAACTTTTTCATTTTTTCAATTAGAAAGGCAATAACTTCTTGTTGCACTTCTCTAGTACCACCGTCAAAATAATAAAACTTAAATGTATGTATAATGTTTTCAGATAATTTTTCAAACGGATATTGTATAAATTCGTTATATACCTTATTTTTTAATCGCATATTTTCTTCACCATTATATGCTATTATTGCTAACTCTGTTTCAGGGGTAAAATACATTTTTTTAGTTCTAGGTCGGCCTCTTCTGGCTTTTGGTGGTAATAAAGCATCTAACCTTTCTTGTTCTCGTAACTCTTCTATTTCTACGTAGAATTGTTCTACTGGACTAATTTGTTTTGTCAATGTTTAACTCCTCTAAAGATTCTATGGTTTTTAATATGGCTTTAAATGATTGACCAACTTCGTCATCTGATTCAAATATTTTTTTGCTATCTATTTCACGCATAGTCAGTAATATATCAATAAGTGATTTCTTATACATATCTATCCAAGTCCCTGTTTCTTCATTTGCCTCTTCTAATACTTCTATTTTACGAAGTAGATTCCAATTTACATAACAGCTAGAACAAAGAAGTAAAAATAATATTATGATTAATGTAATCATTCGGTATCCCCAAATAAATCTTTAAACATATCTTGCGCAGAGTCTGGTTTTGACGAAATTGAAGATATATCTGGTTTTTTATCAAACGATTTTTTAGGCTTTGTAAAGGCAGCCTTTATTTTGCTACCAGATTTCCAAGATTCATATTCTATTCTAGAGGCCATATGGTCCGCGTGGTGAAGTATTATTGGTAAGTTATTCCATAAGGCTTTTTCTTTTCCCCATGGTTTAAGATATGCGTCGTTTGCTGAATCATATACGCCGTCATGTGTTAGAATCCCAATCATTTCATTTTGAGAAAACTGTATACCATATGTTTGAAGTAACCAAATACTTCTATGTGGGACAGTCATATGTTGTATATTAGGATTAGGATCATAAATCTTGCCTTGATTTTTTCTATGCCATTCACTTGGGTTTGGTACGTAATACTCATTATCCTTATCACCAACCTTTCCTAAGTCATGGTTAAGTGCACAAAACATAATTTCTTCTTTAGTATACCCAGACATATCGGCACCCATTTCTGACCATATATTATATAGTTTTTCTGTACAGTTCATTACGTTTAGTACATGTTCTACATATCCACCAGCAAAACTATTATGGAAATGTTCAATACCAGAGGCTGGAGCCATCATCATATTATTACCTAAGTCGTCATATAAAGTATTTAGCTTTTCCAGTCTATCACCAGTAAAGTTATCTTTAATTGTCAATTTTAATCTTGTCCAATTATTTATTAGTTGTTCTTCTGTTAAATTCATATTTTTATTCTCCATATAGACTAAATGTTTTTGTTGGTTCTGGTGCTACTTCTACTTGATCAACAGAATATACCTTTCCGTCTAAAGCTGCTAGGTGAAAATCTCTACAACCTGTTTCTTGAAAGCACCATTCTAATCCTTCAGTTAGTGATTCAAATTCTGGATTAGTTTGGCCATATGGCCTCCATCTATCTCCAGGAGGTATTCTTTCTAGTACTTGATTTTTTTCTTCTATAATATTCATATTAATCCTTTAGCAATAGTTGTAATTGTTGTTTGTCTGTTTTTAAGTTTGTATCTTCTATTTTACCAAAAGTTTCCCTAACAGAATTTTCGTGATAACCTATTGCATGAGCCATTCTCACACACATTATTTTAAATTCATTGCACGTCATTTCAGTTGGGATTTTTAGCTCAATTGATTTTGCTTCTTTAGTTTCGCTACCTCTTTTATATATTAAGAAGTTGTAATTTTCTGTATCCATATACCTAATCTCTCTAATAATTTTATGGGTAAATATAACCATATTATAATAAAGGTAATACATAGAACAATGATTGCGATTGATAAAGCTATTATAGCTACTATTAGTTCTTCTAGTAATACTTTCATATATGTTAATATAATAAAAATATTTCAAACAGAAAAATTTAGGCTAATTATTTTTTATATTTTAATAAATATTCTTTCCTATTAAATGTTCTAGGAAATTTAGAGGTTGCAACTTTAGAGTGATATTTTATTTCTGAAAGGATTGTTTTTTTATCTTTTTTCCAGCGGGTGTTTTGAAGTTCTTTTTTAAGTTTATGTAAGTTAAGAGCCGCAGTTGCCATCAGTTCATTTTTTTCTTTCTTGGTCATTCTTTTTGATTTTTTAGGAGTTTTAGTAACTTCAGTAGGTTCAACTGTACCCTTTAGTTTTTCTTGCTCTACTCCTCTATGATAAACATTTCCATCTTTATCTACAAACTCTGACATAAGGGTCCAACCTCTTGGTTTTTCAGATTTTATATAACTAGATGTTAAAGGTTCCCACATATCCGTTACACAATCTGAACAGGTTAGTGATATAGATTCTTCAGAGGCTTTTGCAAATTGGCCACAAGTTTTACACTCCATAAATTTATATAGGTGTTCAGCTCTTTCGTTCCACTTTGTTCCATACCGATATTCTACGGCATATTTTGGTATTTCTTCGTTTTCTTTCATAATAGTCCTTTTTGTTGTAGTTTGCCCACCTGTACACGGGTTAATTTACCAGCAATAAGTTGCTCTTGCCAATATGATTTATCATGCCCTTCATATAGTTCATAATCCTTTGGTTCTAGTATACCAATCTTTTCATTCAACTCATTTACTTCTTTGCGGTTTAGGTCTTCCATATCATCAACAACTATATCTTGGTTTTCTATTTTCATTCGTTCACTAGATAATTTAGTCTTATGTCTTGCAATTAGTGCTTCGGTTGATTGACTGTATGGCTTATTAAATTCCCTACCTTCTGGTACAGACATTTTAACTTCTGGTTCTTTTACATACATTCCTAGTGGTGGGACAAACTCAGATGTAGAATCTTTTCTTTTGATTTGAGCAAATGCCATGTTAGATGCAACTACTAATGCTATTGCTAATGGATCAAATACAAATATTATAAGTAATAAGAACCAATTAACAACTTGGTTCATATCTTTACCAGTTGTTTCTGCTAAATATTTTAATGGGCCAAGTTCACTTTCAGCCTCATTGGATATTTCTTTATCTAATAATAACATATCAGTTTTATTAATTGAATCCAGTACTGCTTCAATCTTAAGATTGATATTATCCCTATTACTAGTAGCAATAGTTAATTCTTTTTGTAGTGCTCGTCTTGCTGAAGATGACGAAGTTGTAATTAATTGACCAGACTCTTTATCTATATATTGAACTTGAGCCGGGTTTGATAATGCTATTCTTAGATCTGAAATTGATTTTGTTAAACTTTGTTTATCAATTTTAAAATCTTCTCTTTGTTCTTCAAATCTAACTTGTTTCTGATTTAAAATCAATAACGATTTATCTAATAATTCTGATTGAGTCGCTGTTGATTGATAAGCGCCTGATAGGAATCCATAAATACCACCACTTGTTATAACCATAAGAATAAAACAAGCTATTGCTAAATATGCTCTAAGAAATTTATTTATAGTATCCCAATATTGATATAATAAAGAAGCTACTACTAATTTTGCAAACTCTAGAGAACCTGCCATTATAATTACCTGTGTACTAGCTCCTGCAAATAGTTTACTTAGGCCAAAGACGGAGTAAAATGCAGCTGAACCTGATACGGTTAAGGCAGATAGTGCTATAAGAAATGGGAATATTTTACGCTTCATGTAATATAAATATCTATTTAAAATTATTTATTTCAAAAATGTATGAATGCATTAGAATACCGGAATCAATTCTATCTGACCTGTACTCTTTAAATATGTTTCCTGATGATATCATTAGGTCTTTAAACTTTAAAAGTATTTGTTTTTTCATCGATGATATTATTATTTTTCCATCAAAGATACTAACATTGCAAGCTTCTTCAGTTACTATTGAAGTATTTATAATATCCAATATACTAGCTGGTTCATCTGTTTGTTCTAAAACAATATCATCAGATGAAATTGAAAGACTATCACCATTAGCTAACTTGTTAATATATACATCTAATAATTCCGGTGGACAAGTATCAATCCAATCACTAAAGTATTCTACACTGTTTTTGAAAATAAAACTCTTATCTTTTTTACTAATCATACCCCATAATACATCAACAACTAAATTTTCTGTTTTTTCAATATTTTTATGCACCTTAAATTTGTTTTTGGGAGATAGTGATTTAAAATAATCTAAGAAATCAGATATTCTATCAGTGAATGGAGATTTACCTAATTCTTCTAATTCGTCTGGTTCTAGGCTGTTGATATATAATTCTATATCCACTAATATTTTGTCCCAAAATTTAGATGATGGGTCAAGTACTTCGTCTATTGTCCAGTTGTTATGTCTCATAATTTATATTTTACCTCAAACCACCGAAGCTTAAACGGTATGCTTCTTCAACCGTCGGGTCAGGGTGCTTAATTAAGCCGCCATCGCCATTTCAACTTGTTCGCCAGTTAATGCGTGATCTTCACTATATCCTTATCTCAATGTCAATATCCAAGTCATCCCCATTATATTCAATTGAATATAGTTTATCACCGAGGACCATATTATATCTAAATGAATATAGTCCGTTGAGTGGAGATG